AGCCACCCATGGGCTGCTCTGTGGCATCATCTGCCCAGACTGTGCCCCGGTGCCTGCGCTGTTGTTGTATTGGGTGCCCAGCGGGGCAAGTGCGCCAAGAACCCCGTTAATCTGTCCAGTCCTATTCCACGGCTCCGCATACTGGTATTGGAACCGCGACATCGCGTCGTCCAGCGCTTTTTGCTGGTAGCCTTCGGCAACCTGTCCGTAGTCGAGCCCGGTCTGGCCACCCCGGTTTAGGTAATCGCCAGCGGCTCCCATAGCGCCCGCCGGGGCGAGCATCCCTGCCAACAGGCTATTGGTCTGCCCTAGGGCGCTTTGCTGGGCGCCGAGCCCCTGGCCATAGGCCCCAAGCAGCAGTCGTTCATTGGCGTCTGAGATTCCCTCCTGAGTGCCTCTGGCCGCAAGGCCCTGGGCGATGCCTTGGCGACTTGACCCGAGAGCGTTGACACCCACCGAGCTGTCTTGGATGGCTGGCATCAACTGCTCATTGAAGTTGCGGTTCAACAGCCGGGCGTTCTGCCCCATCATGTCTTGGACGTAAGGGTTCTGGCCCACGTTGGCCGCGTTGCTCAGGAATCCGTAGTTGCCGAGGGCCTGCCCGAGCGCGCCCGTCATCCAGGGCGCCGCCGCAGCACTGGCTTGGGCGGCCTGGCCATACTGATCGAGGGAGCCCATACCCATGTTCATGCCGGCCTGGGTCGGTGCCGATGGGCCGACGTAGCCCTGTCCGGGGAAGTAAGGTGTGGGCGTCTGGCCCATCTGGTTGCCAATGCCGCCGAGCATCCCGTACATGGGGCTTGCCATACCCGTCGGGGCGAAGGTGCTCTGCCCTTGGCTGGACGAGGCACTTGTCTGTGGCGTATTGGCGATCCGCTCAGCGGACTTGTTGGCGCTTTGCTGGCCCATATACCCAACGGCAGCGGACCCAAGGCTCCCTATTCCTACCCACATCATGCTCATTGTTTCTGCTCCAGTAGCAGCTCGTCATGGGACGAGGCTGTTAACTCAAAAAAGGCGGTCTGCGGGTCTTTGATGTCGGTGCCGAGGCACGCAGCCCAGAGGGTATCGGTCTCGGCGTACACTGCGGTCTTGCACCCGGCATGGAACTCACCAATCCACGGGGCCTCTACCACTTGTGCCTGAAACTCGTCAACGAACCGGCACCGCCCAGCAAGGATCATGCAAACGCGGGCCTGCTTGTGCAAGCGGCCGACAACCACCGACCCGGCCTTGATCCATAGCGACCGCACATAGACACCGTCGCCAAAATAATGGTCGCACTCCGCGCTGCCCTCATCGGTACCCCCCATTGGCAGAGGCTCGAAAACACCTTCCTCGATGCCTTTCAGCATCGCGTCTTCGAGTGATTCAATCGACGCCCGTACTTGCTCACGCTGCGCGGGCAGAAAACTCTGTGGACCAGCGATGTTGAGCAGTTCGTTCATTCGACACAGACCTCGATTTCAAACGAATGAATTGGGGTCACCCCCAAGTAACGTGCCCAACCTGGGCGCCCTCTTCCGTGAATTGCCTTACACCCCATCAGTTTAGCCTCTTCTTTCAACGCTGACAGCGTTTCTTTCCACTGCTTACTGTTGATGTCGGCGCCAAACAGGACAATCTCCATGACGCTGCGCTGCCCGTAACGGGCGAGTGCAGTCACCCCAGCACCAATCAGCCGGCCATCATTCCTCGCAACTCCGTAGAGGCCCCACACCCCGTTGTCTAACTGTTCACGGACCTGCTCTAGGCTCCAGTCTTTGTCTGCACCCTCGGCCATGGCGTCGGCCAGATAGGGCTCCACCTGAGCCCAAGTGCCGGGCCAGCGAGAATTGCCACGAACCAGGGTAGTCATTGCATCTTGGTCAGAGTGACTCGGGCAATAAGGGTGGCCGGTGAGATAGTGCCGGTCCTCTGCTGGAAGTAAACGTAATGCTCGACGTTAGCGGGCAGTACGGCAGCCCGGCTTACCACCGCGTTCACCCGCCCCTCTGCCGATCCACTGGCTGTGAGTGGGACTGTGTTTTTGAATAGCTGTGCCCCAAAGAGATCACGGACGATAATGTCCAGCTCGCGATAGCTGCTTGATGCGTTGACTATGCCGTTCCAGTCGATGGTGATCAACGTCGGGACTCCGGTAAACGTCGTGTAGAATCCGGAGGAGAACACAAAATCCGGGTTGCCAGAGTTAACCACGGTAGCCGAGACAAACGGCAACATCTGCTCACTGGTGAGACTACCGAAGGTCTTATCCTCCGCCTCCGCCCAAATGGTAGATATCCCCCCGCCTCCAGACGGGGGGTCAACCCAGGCCCGAACACCAGCGATTGATGACGAGAGGATCTGCCCGTCGACTGTCGGCACACCAAGGCCGTCTTCAACCTGGTTTGGACCGGGGCCAACATCGCCGTTAGTAACAAGGTGTTCATACGTGACAAAAGCATCCGCTCGGGCCCAAATCTTTTCAGTTCCAAAGAAGCTGCCGGTAAACAGGGAGTAATAGTTGCCGTCTGAAGGAGAGTTGCCTAACGACGGCTCTTTGCCGTCGAGCGTCGTCTGGAGGTCGGTGATAGCGCCTATCGGGTGCTGCCCAGTCTGGTCACGATTGACGAGCTGATTATGGTCAGACGTGCCGCCACTGCTGTTCCCTGTAATAATCTCCCACGCCTCGGTCGCCGCGTTCCAGCGGTACAACCCTTCACCGTCGCCGGGATCCCAGTCCATGCCGTCGGCGTAGACCATCATGCCGTCTTCGGCGCGGTCTGGCGGCATGTATGAGGTAGCTAAGTGGAGCTGCTGGTCGGTGCCCAGGGAGCGAGCGATGCGGGCGAACTCATTGGCTATCCACGGAAGCAGCTCCGGGCCAACCTGGTTTGGAACGGCACTAGTGGAGTAGGGTTGGCGAACAAGCCGATTGGCCATCAGTGGTCCCCCGCCGGCTCCAAGCGCAATGTCAGACTACCAATCTCCCAAGGTCCGTTGTCGCTGGTCTCCATCGTCCAGCCAATGTGCCGCCCGGTGATCCTTGGGAACACAGCGTAGTCCCGCGACGAGGTAAACCCAAGAGGCCCATCAGTGCGAAAGACACCGGCAGTTGGGCCTGTTGCTGTGAAGCTAAAGCTACCCGTAAAGGCTCCGTTGACCTCGGGCCAGACCTGGGTCAGCATCGACAAGGTGTCAGCCCCGGCGATCGGCATCTGGGCACGAGTGATGCGCGAAACTTTGCCCGCCTCCCCGGTGCCGTCGTCGGTCATGTAGACCGCACGCCAGCCGCTGCCGCTGCGCTCGAACGCAAGGACTGCGGTATTGCGCCCACCGCCTGGCGTCGTTGTGACAACGTTCTCTAGGCCGTAGACGCTGTTCAGCGCCACATGCCCCCAAGCGCCGGTTGTCGTCTCCATCACCAAGGCCTCGGAATGAGCGCCGTCACTGGAGCCTTTCCCGAGCACCCACAGGTAGCGGTTGTCGCCGCTCAGGAACACGTCCCCGCGGGAAGCGCCGCCGACTACCAGTGATTCCTTCAAACGCTCAGATACCTTTCCCTTGGTGAGCGACGTTGTCTGTGCCCCGTCGTAAGAGTAGAGGTCATCTCCGCTGAGCAGGACCAGGGAGCCTTTGAACTCCGCAGTCGCCTCCTCGCTGCCGATACGAAACACCCCGTTCAGGCGCCGGTTTGCCAGTACCGCGGGCAGCCCAATGTAGCTGAGCGAATAAACCGCGTCGGTCTTGATGATCCAGAGTTGGTCCTGAACCAGCCGTGTGCCGATCAGCGGGCCGGAGGTCTCTCCGAGGATGTCATCGCCGGCGTCGTTGGTGGCGGCTGGAATCCACTGGTTCGGGATAGTCCCCTCAACGCTGGAGTTAGACCATCGGATTTTGTGCTGGTAACGCTTCCTGTCTTGGCCCACCTGCTCGCGCTCGTACATGCCATAGGCGACAAGGTAATACTTGAACGAGGCCATACCGTCACAGCGCCAGTCATCCGGCCACCCTGTGTCGGTCATAGGCTGGAGCTTGTTGCCCGGACCCGGCCAGTAGAATGGCCCGTCAGAAACGGAGTTGTAGACCAGCACCCCGTTGTGGTTGCACATAGTGACCCTATTGGTCGCTGTGCCCCCCTCCGGGGTGATGTTCTCCCCGAAGCCGTCTATGGTGTACGCCTGAACCTGGATGCCGTCGGAGACGATCAGGTACTGCCGGTCCAGGCTATCCAGAAACGAGAACCTGAACTTCGGCATAACCTCGACGGAGAATGCCAACTTGGGGTTCCATGCACAGCGCGCTTTACCATCACGCGGGATGACGTGCTGCGCATCTGTCCAGGCGTTTGGCGGCAGGCTGAAAGGACCAAGGTCGCTGTTCAGGCCGTGCCCGCCGATTTGATCAATCCTCTGGGATGGCATCCGCTTCCGCCGCAGGCGCGTTCTGCTGATCGAAGATCTGTTGAATGATGTGCGAGACTTCCGCGAAAGGCTGGCGAGCAAGAACGTTCAGCACGTACTGCATGTCTTTAGTCGGCAGGGTGACAGTCAGGGTCTCAGTGGGCATGGACAGTCCTCGCTAGTTCGCTAACAGCCGCCATCAAGTAGCGTGTCAGCCGGGTTTCATTTACACGCAGCATTCCGTCGTCGTCTTCCATGACACAGTCCGGGAACACCTCGCGCACGTCTTGTGCGACAAAGCCGACAGATTCGGCACCGTCCGCCTTGTAGCGGAATCGCTTTGACTCCAGGCCGGCGAATGCCGGCAGCATCGACTCTGCTGGGCGGAGGTCTTCCTTCAGACGCACGTCGGACGCAACTGTGCCGGTAACGTTGTTCGCAACACCGTCGCTTCGGATCGTCCAAACCGGGGCGCCAGAAAGTGTGCTGACATTGCCGATGTAGCTTGTGCCTCCTTCGGATGAGGTAAACAAGCCGCGGAATCCACCGGAGTTACGGCGCCTGAACACCGCCACCGCATTCGACCCAGCAAGGTTGCTAATCGTTTCAGGAATCGCGGATAGCACGCTGCCGACAACAAGCGACTCGTCATTAGTACTGACCACAGCAGGCCGAATATCCCAGTAATGGCTAACGCCGGTGCCAGTGTTGTATGGGTCGGTGCCAATCTGAAGGACCGCGTTGCGCACCGAGGCCGTCTCGCGCTGCCGCGCCGCAAATACCCGCGTCGATGTCTCCGTGCCTCGAATGGTGAATGACGACGCACCGCTACCCAAGAAGTCTCCCCCTGGCCCGAGAGTAATGTCATTGGTGCTGCCGTTGATCTTAAAAGCGTACTCGTCGCCCGAGCGAATGCCGATGATTGGACCATTGGAGAACTGGAACCAAAGCTGCTCGGCATTTTGGGTTAATTCGCCGGGGCCGATAGCCCAATGATGGGGTACAACAGTTGAACCAGTGCCTGGCTTATCCGCAGCAGCAAGACCAATGAGCCCAACCATTCCGTGTGTACCTTCAAACCCGCGAAGTTGGACCAAGGGCGAATAACTGTCCCCGTTGGCTGCGCGCCAAATTAGCTCCAGTGCTTGGTCGCGGTAAATGGTTGAGTCTGCCTTGCGCGGGTAGTAGATCATCCCGCGCATCGCCGCACCGTCAGCCGCAATCTCCGATTCAACTCTCAGCATGGCCGATGACGCCCAGCCTGTGAGCGGGGCTCGGGCTGCGCCGATACGAGTATTGACCCCCGCCGTCAGCCGGCAGTGGCCCTGTGCGCTGTCAATGTCACCGACATCAACAACGGAGTAGTCGTTCACGCCGATAGCAGAATGATTGACCCGAAGCAGTGGGGTCTCGCTGGAGCTTTCAACCACAAACTGGTCGGTCGTTGGGTCCAGCGGGCACGTGATGATCAGGCCAGCAGACCCTGCGTTGAGCGGAACAATTGTGTTCTCCGCGCCGGTTGGCTGCTGCTTGATGTACTCCGTTTCTGATGGCCCGGAATCGGATGTGATCTGTACCCACTGCCCGTTGCGTCGCCCGAAGATCGCAGAGGGGTCAACCCCGCCGCCAACGTCCGCGACAACGTCGAGGTAGTTGAGTACCTCCTGACGTGTCTGGGACTCCCCAAGGCCGTCCCAGACGGCGTTAGCGACGGTGTTGAGGTACCCGGCGCAAATCGGCGTTGATGCGTCGTTATCGACAAAGACTGGTTTGGTGCTCATTGGTGTCTCCTAAGCGCACGGGACCGCAATACAAGGGACCGCCTGACAAGGCGTCGAAAGGGAGGTGCCGGGTGGAGGCGAATCCCCACAGTCCAGCGAACAAGGGATCGCCTGGCACGGAACCGCCTGACAAGGGATAGAGCACGGGCCATCAGTGCCTGGGGGCGTCTTGCAGCCGAGGTCTTGGCATAGGTACTCGTCGTAGCCCTCGACGCCGCAACGGGGCTGTAAGACCCAGCAGGGCGAGCCTCCCGCAGCTGCGGCATCCCAGGCAGTCGCGCCGTTGTCCCAGACCGTCGCGCCGTTGTCCCAGATGGTGCTCACCGGCTTAGCACCACCCGAGGCGCCGCGGCGATGTTCTGGTTCCATCCTTGGGCTGCCAAGTTGCCGACGGCACGGTCGTACATCGGCTGCCAGACCTGGATGTTATCTCGGTCTTTGAACGCGATGGCTGCGGAGCAGAGCATGCCGTACAGCATACAGTCAGGGAAGTAATCCCGCACCCAATGCGCGGGCGTTGAAATCAGCGGGAGTGACTGGCTGTACTCGATGCGGTAGCGTGTTGCTTCCGACTGAGAAACGGTCAACTCGATACAGTCACCGTGGCTGATAAATCCCTCAACGCAGATTTGATCACGTGGGTACGCGGTGCTGAATTGCTGCAACGTCAATGTGCCTCGCGCCACGCGCTGCAAGGCAATGATGTCATAAGGCAGCGGAAGCAGGTCTTGGTTTGCCTCAGCATCTAGAAATCCGACCCGCTGTAGCCTTGGGTGATCCTTAAGGGCGGTGTTCAACTGCCCCTTGACCACTTCGGCAAACATGTCGAGCTGCGTGTCAGTCAGGTTGGGCCGGTCGAGAAACTCTTTTACAGCACCAAACAGTTCGTTAAGGGTCATGGATAATACCCCGTGCAATCGTCATCAGTGCAGCCGAAAGTCGGGAGCGAGGCTTTCAATGCGTCAATCTCCCCATCAGCTGACGTATCCCGCACACCATCAGCGATAATACGGTGATACACGTAGAGTTTAGAGACTTCAGTTCCGCCTGGGTGCCCATCACCTTGGTACCAGGTCCAAGTATTCGGCAACGATGACGAGGGGTACGCTGCGTCAAAGGCCGCGTCGGAATCCACAAAGGACTGCCGCAAGGGCAGAAAATCACCCGTTATCCAGTTGCCCTCAACCCAAGGCAACAATAGAGACTCGTTAACGTAATCGTCGGGAGATGCGCCGCCCACGTTGCCTTCAGGAGTTGCGTTGACGTAGATCCCGGAGAACCAACAGCTCTTCCCGAACTCGACGCACGCCGCCACCGTCTCTTCATGGACTATCCGGTGGTGAACGTGCCCATACTCTCCCCAAGGGTTGTGTGTAAATATGTTGTGCGCGGGCGTTGTCCGAACAAAATCGCGGATACGATTGCGGAAATGCTCCCGCTGCATATAGTCCAGGCGCACTGTCTGGTCGGCCCAGATATTCAAAAAGCTGTCTTCTATGGCATTGCCGACCGGGATGCGCAGCCGCAGGTTATACCAGCTCGGCAATCTCGCTATGCCATAGTAGTGCTTATCACTAAGTGGGTGGGCCGTGACATCGCAGCTCTTTGCCAGATAAAGCGCAGGCAACAGCCAAAGAATCTCATCGTCAAAATGAGCTACCGTGAGTGCTATCCCTCCGTCTACTAAAGCAGAAGCAGACAGAGACCCGTCAGAGAATAGCGGAGAAATGCTCGGGGTCGGGTCAACCCCTGACGAAAAATTTTCGATAGCCTCCGTGACATCTGCCGGCGACCAAGTGCGGGGCGTTGTGCCTGTGCCAGCAGCCACTTCCGCCGACGACACCGGGGCGGGCATGTCTGCCTGAAGTGCCTCAATCTCCGATTTAGCCGCACTAAAGTTGTTTCGCACGTTCCCTGTGCTGGCGGCGCCAGCAGCTGGGTAGGCGGGATTGATGTTGCTAGCCATACGCTATGACCTTAACTGGCGCCCCGCCCGAGCCGTTCACTGCATACCCATCCACCACGATCAGCACTAGGTCTTCGGTTCGGGCAGGGCATTGAGCGTTACGCGCTACGTGCTGTCTTGACCAGGCGCTCCAGGGCCTCGGTGATCATCTTCACCTGATAGCCCTGTTCGTCGACATTCCACTGCCTGTCGATGGCGATGTCAGCAGCACGCATGTCCTGAGAGTTGCGCCCCTTAGCGTGCGATGACGTCATCTCGCGCTGAGTCTGATCAAAGTCGGCGCTGTTGCTCAGCTGACGCTGGCGAATGACCGACAGCTCGTCTTCGCGACGCGTGCGGCGGTCGAACATCTCTTCCGTGTGGCGCAGGAACTGTAGCTGGGCGAGCCGCGTCAAATCGTCGCTGGTCGAGCCGAACTTCGCAAGCCCGGCGGCAACGTGCTCCGCCTCGCCGATGTCGACTTTGACATCCGTGGATTTTGACTTGTCGTCGCTGCCGGTGAAACTGGCGCGTTCAACCACTTTCGTCGTGTCAACGTCTTTTTCGATCGTGTCTTGATTCGACATGTTCTTCTCCATCAGTTGTGCTACTCACTTTTTCGGCTCTGGGCACAGGGGGCTCTTGAACAGCTTGCAGTAAACGGCGAGCTTGTTGCCCTCGACTTTCACTGTGCTGCGGTCGCTGAACCGCAGAACTGTGCAACCCTCTTCCGCCGCCGAGACCAGCGCGGCGACCATGCCTACGCTGAACCACGCCTCGTTGCCGTGGCGCGGCCCGTAGAGGTCGGTGAGCGTCTCGTCCTTCACCGAGTGACAGATCTCCAGGCGCACCATCGGAGACTGCGCAACGGCCGCGTTGATCGCAAGCGCGATCAAGACCCCGGCAAGGAAGCAGGACAACAGGAAAGCGATGGTCTTAATCATTATCAACAGAGCGTCGATGCACCAAGAATTAACCCGTCAGTCATCGCCCACATCCAGCAAGCGCTCCCAGGAGGCCCGTCCACAGATGCCGTCAGCGACGAGGTTCTGCGCCTTTTGAAAACCTTTCAACGCCTGGTCCACGGTTTCCCCGAATGTCATCAGAAGTTCCTTATCCCTACTTGGGAACAGGGCTTCCTTGGACGCGGCGCCCCACCGCAGCAGCAGGGCACGCAGGGCGATGACGTGCGGGTGCTTGTCGCCAAGACCCAGTTGCGCAGCGGACACCGTGATGTCGATCATCGGGATGGTGGACTTGGGCGGTTGCCCCGGCATCGGCGTGCTGGTCATGTAGCCGTTGGCATCGAGCCCCAGGACGGCGTGGTAGTCGAAGACGGGGCACGCCTTCGCGGCTACCTCGTTGTGCCCTCTGAACCGCATCTGCCCGCCATAGGCGTTGTTGATCTCGTTGCACAGCCAGCGCAACTGGTCGAACTGGGCTTCATCGAAGTCTTCCACTTCCAGGCCGTTCAGCGAGATGGCAATGCTGCCCTCATTGTAACCGGATTGAGCAGCCGGTGTCTGCTCCAAGTCACGCCCGTACTGCATCTCGCCTTGCGTGGTGCAGAGCATGTGGTAGCCGATTGCCGACCAGCCATTGCTGTCGACATGTAGATCATGGCAAGCCTTGGCGTCGAAGCTCGGGTTGGACGTGGCTGTACAGTGAATGAACGTCGTGTCCACGTACCGCTTCGGCTTTACGAACTCGGTCACCGTCTCCCCGAGGTTGGGGGTGTAGCTATTGGAAGCGGCCATTGTCAGACCCACCTAAACTGGAGGCTAATCAGATACGCGCCTGCCACGCCGGCCGCAATGGCGGTTAAGATTTGCACAGCTTCGATCAGATTGCTCATCAGACCACCGCCCGCAAGTTCGTTGTTTTCATAGGACGTTACTCGGTAGCGAATTCTTCTGCGGTGTAGCCCTCAACGTCGTGGAGCACGCGGAGAAATTTGGGCCCTTGACGTTGATTGGCTGGTTGTTGACAGTAGTTGAGCACCGCGTCACGACCCTCTAGCGTGACATTACGCCCGACCTGTCTATTATTGATTAGATAGGTGCCTGTTTCTTCGATTTGCGCGTCAGTCGATAGTGTTCTAGCGACGCCATTTTGAACCCGCGCGATGCGGAACATCTTGACCAGCGGAACGTCTTCAGCGTCAAGAATAACGTCCTCCTGCACCAACTGTTGCCCATCGCGGATTGCCTTCGGTCGCTCGGGGAGTTTTGCGGACCACTGTAGCCATGGATGCGCCTGCACCTTTCTTGCGCCTTCAAGGGCAAGGACGTACGCCTCAAATAAAGCATACGCCTCGGCATACTGAAGCCCCATGCAGCCCGCTTCGATAGCTGCCTGAATGCCGTCCTCGCAAGCGCCCATGTCGCGGAGAAACTGTTCTGTAATGATCATGCTAGACCGCCGTGCAGGTGACCCCCGCCAGAAAAACCTCCAGTCAGTCTGACCGAGAAGCCCTGCGTGACGATTGCGGCCCCGCCGGCTCCTCCGAACTGATCCCAAGGAGGGCCCGGCTCCTCGGTTTCTCTGACATTCCCGCCGGCAGCGCCCCAACCACCACCACCCGCGGCTAGGGGAATAGCACTGCCACCACCATCGCGGCCTACCCATGCGTCATCGCCAGGCTGATCTTCAGACCCGCCGTCCGCCGGAGTAGTAGGCGCCATTCCGGGGAACGATCCCCCGCCGCCGCCAATACCGGGGAAACCACTGCCCCCGCCGCCGCCAGCACCGGACACACTGTTTGCAGTATCGAAAACCCCGCCGCCGCCGCCAGCGGTGCCTCCTTGCCCACCAAGCGCCGGTGCACCTGTCGATCCACCTGGCTGGCCCTGACCACCAAGAATAGAAGAACCAGCGCCGCCAACGGGCACATCAGCAGTAACGCTATCATATCCTCCCTGTCCGCCCCCAGCGCCGCCACCTCCGCCGACGCACGCTTTTATGCCGTAGGTCGACGCTCCCCCTCCGCCGCCGCCCGCTATGAAGCCAGTCCCGGCGATCGTGACGTCCTGAGCAATCCTGATGGCTGGCCCGCCGGCCTGAGCCTCCTCAATGACTACACCATCGGCACCATTGAGTTTTTGCCCATTGCCGCCTTTTCCGTACACGGCCCCGTTGATCTCCAGCGTCAGCCGACCGCCTACGTCTTCGACGTCAAGGGCCGGCGCGGCAATCGATCCTGAGAAAAGATATCTGCTTGCTGGAAGCACGAAACGAACGGGTACGGTACCCTCCCAGCCAAATGTCTCAAGAAGGTCACGCGTCACCAAAACATTTTGGGCATTCACTGGGTAAACAACGACAAACTCATTGTCCGTTGCGAGGATTTTGATGTGCATTGGGTGCATTAGACGTTATGCCCCAAATGCTTCCCAAACAATACAGAATCTATTTTCCAGAAGCAGAACCAGTTTGTTGCATCGCTGAGATACTGCGGGGGCTGCCCGACCCACGTCATAGATGGCCATGTGATCGTATACAACAACGTATTACCAACCCCATAGAGGGCAGACTCGCCCTCATTGAGGCTGTCAGTAAACGTCACGTTAGTGTTCAACGCATACATCCTTGTCGGTGGGCGCCCCTCAATAACGGCCCAGACTCCAGTGTTTGTTGCGGTCCAGCCATGGGCTGCTTGGTAAGTGTATTGGTGGTCCCAGGCCCAATTCGACGTAATTGCGCTATCAATAGCGCCGTCAACCGGGACGTCATCGAGATTGACAGGCCCAGGCGGCCCTTCGGGGCCGGTGTCGCCGATATCACCTTTGACGCCCTGCTCACCTTGGATGCCTTGTGGTCCCTCAGGACCGTCTGGACCCTGCGGCCCCGTGTCGCCAGTGTCGCCCTTCGCCCCAGGAAGCCCCTGAGGGCCTTCTGGACCCTCAGCACCGACAGGCCCCTCGGGTCCGGTGTCGCCCGTGTCGCCCTTATCGCCTGGTAGACCCTGTGGGCCGATCGGCCCGTCAGGCCCCTGTGGGCCGGTGTCGCCGGTATCGCCCTTGAGCCCCTGCGGCCCCTCGGGGCCGGTATCGCCTTGCGGCCCCTGGATTCCCTGCTCTCCTTGGAGGCCTTGGGGGCCTGTGTCTCCGGTGTCACCCTTTGGACCCTGGAGACCTTCCGGTCCCTCAGGTCCAGCCGGACCCTGCTCACCTTGAGGGCCTTCAGCGCCCGGGGCGCCTTGCAGGCCCTGGTCGCCGGTATCGCCCTTCGGACCCTCGGGGCCACGGATCGGGCCGACGTTGGTCCATTGCGCACCATCCCAGGTCAGGCCGTCGCCGGCCATCGCGTTAGGCGGATCGTCTTCACTGACAATCCACATATCGCCAGAATTGGCATCGACAATCGCGATGATGTTGGCGTAGGTATCGGTACCGATGATGGTGACACCCGACCCAGCCTCGCCTTGCGGGCCGGTTGGTCCTTCCGGCCCTTCCGGACCAGTGTTGCCGGTGTCGCCTTTGTCACCTTTAGGACCTTCCGCGCCTGTCGGTCCTGCGGGGCCTTGAGTACCCTGCGGGCCTTCCGGTCCTTCTGGACCTTGCGGGCCGGGCACCGTCGAATCAGCGCCGTCTTGTCCAGGATCGCCTTGTGGCCCTGGAGGTCCTTCCGGTCCTTCCGGTCCAGCCGGAATCCCAGCAATGATCGCGTCAGTTTCAGCTTCTGTATAGTACCGCCCGTCATGGTCGGCACTGGTCTTGTGCGTGTTCAGTTCGGTCGCTTTGGAGAACCCAAGGGCGCCTTTCTGGATGATCGTGTTTTCGTTGGGCGCGCCGGGTTCCACCGCCGTCAAAAAGTCGGTGTCTTCAAGGCTCGTAACCTCGCGGAATTCACTGATCTTCTGGTCAGCCATTGGAAAGAGCCTTTACCGCCAATCCAAAACCTTCGAACTGGTGCTGCAAAACAGTTAGCTTATCGTCGATCTGTTTGACGGATGCTTGGGCTCGATACAGCATCTGCTCTGATTTATCGTGCAGCGTCTTGGCCTTGTCCTCAAGAGTCTTTTCCACCGCCACCATTCGAGCAGTCGTCTTCGCCATGCGGTCTTGTGCGCTTGCGATATCTACCTGGACTTCCTTCAGCAAGGCGTCGCGCTGCTCTTGTAAAGAGGCCATCGACGCATCCGCCAATGCCTGGACGGCCTTCCTGGACTGGTCTAAATCCATCTGCTGTTTGCCGAGGGTCTTGGCCTTGCCGTCGAGATCGGCCATAAGCGCCGCAACCTCCGCTGCAAGCTGCTCGCGGTGCTCGATTGCTTCGGCTTTATTGGCCTCGACCACTGCTTGAATCTTGACAATTTTGCCCGCCATGTCGTCAGCCCAGCGCCGGGCTTCTTGACGTACCACGGAAAGCTCTTGAATCCTGCGGGCCATTGTTGCCGCTTCTGAAGCGCGGGCGGCGGTTACATCCTGCATTTGTGCTTGGGTCTGCTTTAGCCCCTTCACTGCTGCCCTGACCTCCGCTTTCAGCTCGGCCAACAACGGGTCAAACATTTCGCGGGCAAGCGCCGTCAGCTCCTCTTTACCTACTTGCTTCATGAGCTTGTCTCCGTCTTGGTCCGGTCGCTGCCTTCGGTAAGTAGATAATCGCCAGCTTCAGTTCTGATGAACTCGCCAACGGGGAGCATTTCGAGCCGCAAGTCAATCGTGATTGGTGTATCGGACGACCCAATGTTGTTGAACTGCAGGATGGCCGTCGTGATCCCCTCAAGGAGCCCAGACGGGTCCATCGTCACGTCGACCCAGTCCATCGGACCCTGCCCGCTGGTCTTGCTGACCGTGAACGCAACGCGCTCCGGCGCCTCGGACAGCGACCACGCGCTGGACTGCCCGTCGTCCCACCGACTTTGTAAATAGACACGTGTCGTGATCGGTTGGGTATCACCAACGTTCGCTTGGACCGTGATATTGGTAGTCGAAGCCCAGGAGCCTGCGTCCGGATTAAGCAGGCCGACCTCGGTCCAGAACATCTCCCAATCAGCGCCAACACCGGGTTCGCTCTCAGGCACAACGCCGTGATCGGCGTTGGCGATGAAATAGTGGTGCGTGCTGTCCTCGTTGGAGTGGTAGACGACGTCGCATTCGGCATACGTGCCAGGCGTTCCAACCCAGTTACCGCGACCAATGAACTCAGGGCATGTAAACTGTGGCGGGCGGGGACCTCCGTCAATGCTGCCAAGAAAGTTACCAGTGGTATGCGCACAAATACCGCCTCCAATATTCTGCATTAGTGGCCCAGACAAATTACGTCCACGCCAAAAAAGCAATCTATTTTGCGGTTTGCAACTAACCATCTGAATTTTGCTCTTTAATTGGCAAAATGCTGCCTTTATCTGGCGACATAGAATCTGGAATCAAATTCTTATTCACGGTGCGTAACCGCTCCCCAAGTGGTGAGCGTAGCAGCTTAAGCCATGCGGCGGTTGCGATTTGTGGGTCAGTAGACCTTAAATCTGGGTTAGCTTTTACTAACTGTTGATAATCTGCAAAAGGTATATTACCGATAGGTAATGACCAACTGCCTTTTCTAGTAACTGCCGCTTTACCGATTACCTTTCTTGACTCTTGATTTTGTGCGTAATATGGATCTGTATTCTGCACTCTTACATGCCGAAATTCTGATCCGTTATACTCCACATAGTGGACGCCATCCGTGGCTGTTTCTAGAATCCGTCTAGCCATCGTAGCTTACGCAGTAACAGCCAAAGTAGGGTCAAGGTCAGAAATGACACCGCTGGCCTTTTCTTGAAGGCAAAGCAGACTAACATCACAAGACACATACTTATGATCAGAAAGACCTACTTTGGCCAGAGGTTTGGTCATGTAACCTTGCAGCGTAGAGTTGGCCCAATACTCAGGGTCAATTAGCAACAAATCGCAAGCATCGGCAGACCCGGCACCGCCATCCAAGCTGTCGTACAGCTCGTACTGACGATCAGGTACTAGCTCAAGCGTAATACCAAAGTCAGTAGCAATGACGTTCACTGAGCCATACGCAGTCAACCCAACGCTGTCACTGCCACTACCTTGCTTTTTGTCACTGCTCAGCGTAGCAATTTGCGCAGAGGCATTAAACTGCCAAGCGCTATACTTACGAATCATCTTAGGATGACTGATAGCATAGCGAGGATTGCCACCTGCCATGAAAATATCTTCAAGCAGGTCACGTACCATTGTGTCACTAAGCGCGCGCTTCGTGCCTGCAACTGGAGCTACAGAAGGATAGCCAGCTTTGTTGACGTTATCCGACATTTCCGGAGCATCAGCGTCTGAAGCAGCGTTTCGGTTAGTGTATAACCAAGTAGGCGCACCAGGTAACTTACCAGGACCAGTAGTTGCAGCGTTAGCCACAATACCATCACCAACCTGACTAGCTTGGGGATAAAGCTTGATTGCTTCTTCGTCACGCTTGATCTCTTTCTGGATCATCGCTACCTGAAAGAGCAACTCATCGGCCCGGGCAATAGTGTCTACGTTTTGAGCACGCTCAGAAACGTCAACGTTGTCCAGCAAGATCTGGTGGTAGGCACCAAGACGCTTACCTTCATCGCCTTTCTTGCTGGTAACCGGCTGGCCATCAACAGCAGCATTAGCAATGTTACGTGCGCGTAGTGCACGTTCGGTAAACTCTTTGTAGATATTACTGGCAGAAACATTGCCAATCATATCAATAAAGGGGCGCTCTACAGGATCAATGTTGTAGAGCTGATCCATAACGTCTTCACTTATGAGACCACCAACCGGAGCGTTACGAAGGTTAATGGCGTCTGTATTAGTGCTCGCCATAATTCTATCCTCACATTAGGTCAGTTAAAGAGACATCACTCGTATAAAGAGTGCCTTTCATCAAGTTTTCCTTCGCGGTTAATATTTGCAAGTTCCACGCTACATGGAGCCCACAAACATTCTTACCTGCTAAAGGAATAATATGGTCAACGTGTCTCTCAACCCCTGTCATTACTGTGAGATTCTGAGCTTGGTCATAAATCTCCAATATGTCCTTATGGCTAACCCACTCGGGTGTCGCTCGTAACTCTTTTGCTCGTCTCCGAGCTGCGGCTGCTGTGTTAAGCGCCCGACTTCGCTCAGGATTTGCTTCTTCCCAAGCTTTGTTGCACTGCCTAACTTTGTCAGGATTTGCTTTTGCCCATGCTTTTGCCCACGCTTTGTATCTTTCTGGGTGTTTTTTATACTGAACACGTGCCGCGGCTTTACACTTTTCAGGATGCTTTTCGTAGTGCTTGCGCGATGCAGCTTTTACAGAAGCTTTTCCTTCTTTTGTTGCACGCTGCTGCTCTTGAATTTCATTTGTACAAGTTTTGCACCTACTGCGAAGCGATACCGTATTAGCCTTTTTATTTTTATATAGACTAAAGTTATCACGCTCTTTGATCTCACCGCAGCAACTGCATCGCTTAAAGTCTGGGCGAATGTCTCGCATTACAGTATACCCGCTCGGGTAGCAACTGCACGGAATGCTGCACGACGGTCTGTTTCACTACGGGTCTCCCGTGCTCGCTTAACCGCTGCTTCTGCTTGCTCAGCTTTTAGCGTACTAGGCTCTGAATGCGCTCCAGAGACTACTCGCTTAAGTTTACTTGCGCTTACTTTTTTCACTGTTGTTTGCACATCTTTTTGATGCTTATCCCATAGCATTGCTTTATATGCAATAGCAACCTGCTTTGCGTCAACAAGATTATTAAGCGCTTGCTCTGGAATACCTGTGTTTATTAGGTACTCTCTAAGCTCTGTTTGAACTTTTTGTCTACTGTCAGGCTTAGCAAATTCTGGAACTAGTTTTTGTAGCTCTTGAAACTGTTGTTGCCGATACTGATTAAAGTATTGTGATTGAATTTGCTGTTGCTCATTTATTGCTTGTTCATGCTCTGAACGAAGCGAGCCATACAAATTTTGAATCTTTGTAAGTTCAGCTTGAGTGCGAACAAGTCCTTCTGTATCATTAGCGTCTGCTTGCTTATTCAATAGTTCAGTGAAATGAGCGTACGCTTGTTCTAAACCTGCAACCTGCTGTTGAATTTTTTGAACTTTTTCAGATTGTGGACCAGTAAAATTGTTTGCAGTTAAAATCTGCTGCTGAATTTGTTGTTCTGCTTGTCTAATTTCAGCTTCTTTTTGCTCTAATGCTTCCCTAGTAGAAGCAATAGCTTGCATATTGTCTTTAATTTCAGACCAAGTGTACTCTTTGCCATCAGACGTTTTAAGCTTTAACTTATAAAATTCATCTGGCTCTAGGTTTAGAGCAGCTGGTAAGTCATTAAAATACTCAATGGCTTCTTCTTTTTCTCCTGCTGTTTCTTTTGTAGTATCAAGCTCTTCTTCGAGCTTTTCAACTTCTTCCTCTGGCTCTTCAAGTTCTACAATAGGCTCTTCTTCAACAACAGCAGCTTCTTCGATGTTGTCTCCAATCATCTGATCTCGAATACTTTCTAGCTGCGCACGCTGCTCAGGGTTCATTTTAATTCCTCTCGGAGTTTATTCATTATTTCGTGTAAAACACTTAGCTTATCTCTGAGTCTAAGTGCTGCTTCATCGGACATTTCAGGCTGAAATTCCAAAAACATTTGAGCAGATAAAACATCAGTCAACTCAATAAACACTTCAGGTGTTATTTGGCTTAACTGAGCTTTCACCGCCGGGGACAGGGTCGTTATCATACTTTGCATTCAGTTCAATAAGTTTTAGTCTAAGTTCTTCATATTTAAGCGTTAATTCTTCCATGTCTACTGGTTGCTGCATATTAAGCTCAAGCTGCTTTATTTCGTTCCGTAGCATTTGAACTGTTGCAGCACTTTGCGCTTTAATTTGCTCAATCTGCGGCAGCAACTGCATGTTCATCATTTGAACTTGCATTTCCATTTGCTTTTGCTCTTGCATCGCTTGTTGCTTTTGCTGTGCAAGTTGCTGTCCTTGTTGACTTTGTGGGTCAATATAGTATGAGTAGCTATGCGGAATCATCAAAGCATTCGCACGCGCAATAAGCAGTCTGTACATTTCTTGTTCTGTTACAAGAGTACTGCCTTGCTGCATAAGCTCTTTTTGCTCTCCAATAAGTACGCTATACTGTTGCCCTTGACGTAATCTGTCTCCCATGGTTAAGCCAAGCGCAGTTGTTACATGTGTACGCTGCGGCCATAACTGTGGGGTAGAACAAATCCAATTACCCCCTACTTTAGCTTGAGCTTCACCTTGAAAATTTTTGCGAAGATTAGAATGAATCTTGACGTAAATTTGTGCTAAAAGTGTTTCTGCAAGAGTTTTTGCAACTAGGCTATTAAGCTGCTCCATGGCAGACATAATGCGTTCTAGTCCATGCGCAGTGTCTCCGCCTACTAATATTTCTTCATTTGCTTTATCAATGGCAGAGCCGCCACTTTCTTTCCTAGTCTTATCCATAATCCCAAGAAGTTCTGCCACTTCTGCGGGATATCTGTCGCCAGGAAGAGGCACAACACCATTTGGCGTAGTGAGGCGCACCCATCCACCAAATACTGAAGTGTTTAAATCATCAATGTTAGCTTGATTACCAACTACACCAAGACGTGATCTTGCTGCACGCTCACCTGCTGTTAGCAACTGGCGTAATACTTTAGTTTTTACGTCTGCTACTTGTTTAATTGTGTCGTATAAGCTAACTCCAGCAACTCTATGTGGCTGGATAAATGGCACACCTACACAATAAGGTTGATAATCAATAGGCTCATCTTCTAGTATTGTAGGAGACGTTTCTAAGTTACCTGCAGCAACAATTCTGCGTCTTTCTGCAATACCATCATCATCCTCATCAACTTGGAAGTAACAAAAAGCAACACGAACTTTTTTAACTAAATTTGTGTTATCTGTAGTAATTTGATCTTGCTTATGAGGTACTTGATACGTATTTTCAGCGTAATCTGGCAACGTATCAATAAGTTCTCTAGAGTAGCCTAGCTCAACTAGCTCAGAAGACGTTAAAATACGCTCCCGGGCTACAAAACGTGCAGAATCTAAATTAGGCTCTTCGTGATCTCCGTTAAAAAGCAACTCATCTGGAGGAAAAGCTTTGACAACTAACGATTGTACTTCAGTTGTCTTTCTAAGTTGTACTTTTTTTATAAAATAACCAGTTTCATCTGCTTCTTCAATATCTACAATATCAATTTGATCATTTGACTGTTGCTCTAGCATAGAAGTTAAAATTTCTATGTTAGTATCTTCAATAGTTAAATAAGAAACTTCTTGCCGTTTAACAGTCTGAACTTCAACTACACCTAATCTACGAAGTAATGAGTCTTTAATTGCAGTAGTTAGCTGGATAAACCCACTATTTTGCTCTAAAAAGATGTTGTTTACAAGTTTAGTTTCAACTTGTGCTTGCGCTTCGTCACCTGGGCCTTCAGGAACAAAAACAACAGGAGATTCCGAGGCAAAAGCAGGCATAATGTCTGCTAACGTATGCTCTACAGCGTTTGGAACGTCTGGAGAAACAATAGACTTAAAATACTCACTAACGTCTTTGTCAATAATGCCAGGTAACTCTCTGTTAAAATAACCTAATGCATCTTCTGTATTTTGAAGGTAATTATCTTCGTAATAGCTTCTTGCGTTAAGAAGCTCTTTAGCTAACCTTGATTTAATCGTCTGCATATCAGTGATGATTTGGCTGATTAATAGGAATATTCCAATCTTTGGTATATCCTAAAATTTCGTAACTTTCACCAGCACCAACCATTGCGTACTGAACAGCTTCACAAACGTGTGAGTACATTGTTTTATCTGGCTTATCATGATAGCGCTCTTCGCCTACTACCATAATACGCTTAAACTTATAGCCGCCGCCCATACCTTTTCTAAGCATTTTGCACTTTGACGAAATAATAAATCCAGGCTGCCCTGTAAATGTCATTCGTGTTAGCTTATGTGCAACTGCTTCGCGCCTAATCGAGAAATCATTAGTAGGTGCTGGCTGCGCCGACAACCCCAAGGAGTTAAGGATCATAAACGGCGTTGTTTCGTCCGTCTGAGCTGCTTGATCTCCTGCAGGATCACCCCATAACTCTGCATCCATGTGCGCATAATCTCTACGTAAGAGTCTACCTAACTCTTCACCAAAGTTTAATGCACCCATTCGCTCAGAAACAAGCTCATCAACAATCCGCCACTGCCCTTGAATATTTTGACAAAAAGCAGCTGCTGGTGTCAAACCGAAGTCAATACCTATATAAATGGGCTCTTCTCGAACAACAGGAATCTCATAGTCCACCGCATGAACATCATCATTATACTCTGGGTAGACTGGATTACCGTCGCTCACAAAGCCATACTTCCCATGCACATAAACATTGATCCATTCTTGGGTTTTACCAGTCTGCATATTTTCGTAGTATGTAGCTGGTAAATTTTCTCTGTTTTCAGCACCAGGACCTACTCCAGATGGTTGATGAAACAACTGCCAGTTACTAGGCCGCTTTTCCTCAAACATCTTGTAAAACCAGTGGTCTACATCCGGTGGGTTAGTATCTAAAATAATACCGTGCCAGTAGTTATTCACTGATTTTCTTGCTGGGTATCTTCCGACACGACCCATAAGCATGTCTAGCACTGCTTTTGGTACTTCTCTAGCCTCGTTAATCCAAGCACCAGTCAGCTCAAGTGACAATAGCTTTCTAATATCTTGCGGGCGATCAAGGGCCCTGAACATTACTTCAAGTTCAACAACACTACCGTCTCCTGGCGCAAACTTGGCAACAAAGTTCATACTTTGCTGATTATACTTCCCCAAGTCTTGTGGTATCCACTCAAAGAAAGTACGACACGTTGTATCTTTTAACTCAATATACGTATTTCTAATTACGGCCCAGCGGCTTTGCCGAATACCTTCACTGCTTAGTGGTTGCCTACATGCCTTACGTAAGATTTCAACACAACAAGCTACAGATTTACCAGATCCAATTGGCCCCAGAAGAGCTCGTACAAACTCATCAGACTTATGGAATTGTCTGCATGTGGGTGACGCAACATATTCCATTACTGCCGCTGTTTCTGTATTAGCTGGTAGATATACTTAGCAGCATTTGAAAGCGTAAACGGCATACTAGACTCTTGTTCTTCAGCGCTGCGCATACTTGGAGTGTGCAAGTAAGCAGCTTTAAGAAAGTCTGATTTAGACTGAACATCTGGGAAAGCTTGAGTGTACCGGGGGTCATCCCAAACCCGAGTACCACTTGGATATGTAGCGTCATGGCCTGCCATAGCAGCCATTGCTTCATTAGGATTAGTTTGATATCGCTCTGGAAAGTACTCAGAAGGAACTACGCTTTCGTAGTCAAGAGGAGCGACGTCAGGATTGTATTCGATACCAGCAGCACGCTGATTTCTAGGCGCATGCCCTACCAACTCATGCCCTAAAAGATAACCACCTTTATCAGATGCTAACGTATTCTGATCAAGATAAACAGTGTCGCCTTTGCCAACGTCTGTGGCTCCGTAGATATACCCACCGCCACCTTGATCATGCCTAGCATCAAGTGTTTGCATAAACCGCTGATCTACTGGATTTAAGTTAACTCTTGGTAACCACTCAGTATCTCTTGGGAAGTACAGCTCTGGATATTGTGCAGCAAGAGTGTCTTCATACTGCTTTAGCGTTTCAGCTAATCCGTAGAGTTCAATTGGATACTCTTGTGAGCTAACGTCAGGCAAGTCATAGTTATCCACAAAAAATTGCGCCAGCTCAGGTCTGACGCCAAGTTCCTGCAACGCACGAGACTTGTCAATCGTAGAAGGCATCTTTTACACGCTTTGTGTGAAAGGCATCTTCTGGCCTATTGTTGAATTAATCGTCAAGGGTAATCTTAAAGCTTTTGACATTAGCCACGCCTTCAGCTTTAACCCACTCTTCGCCGAATTGAGACAGTGCAGCAAGGGAAGCCTGCATGCCATTCCGCCCAGACATTTGCTCTTTGAGCTTAGTCAGCGCAAAGTGCTTGATATTGACTTTACCTTTACGCCAAGTCTTATCAAAGACCTGCTTTTTCTCATCATCCAGGTCAGCGTACACAAGCCCGAAGTAATCAAGTACTTCTTGCTGAGACATACCTTCACTGAGGCTCTCTATCAATGTCAGCTCTTGCTCAGTGAACATCATTCTGGCCAGTTGGTAAAGTTTTGGATAAGCCCAATTCTTTCGTAAATTATAGCACAATGGAAAGGAAAAGTGCACACTTGCTGTGCCCTATTTGCACACTTTTTGTCTACACCAAGGCCTACCGGCCCAATCCCCAAGAAGGTACTAGCCGCCAACCCGAATACTAGAAAGGGGCAAAGACGTCTTCCACACGCTCGGTGTACTAAATTAGAAAACGCTAATATACTAAATTGGCCTCCTGTAAGCTCCTGTGAGCTCTCCGCGAGGAGGCCTAGGGGCTAACCAGGGCCCCCCCTTGAAAAAGCCGTGGTGGACTTCTGAGGAGACCACAGGGCTATCTCAAAAGGCAGGAGAGGGGAGAAGCTAGCTGTAAACAATTCGTGTACATTGTATACTGCAAAAATATTTTTAAGGAGAGCCGAGTACCTATAGATTAAAATTGGGCAAAATAGTGAAT